TAGAAAACTCCGTGAAGTTAGTAATAGAAGAAGAAACGTTTCAAAAAGAATTAAAAGAAAACTATAGGAGATAAAAAATGGCAGCCAAGCAAGGAACAGTTAACGTAAACTCTACAGTCGCCGCTCTAGGGAGCATCGGTGGACTTTCTACATCATCTACAGAAGATATTAGGGCTAGCTTTCCTGCCAGTCCACTGGGTACAATTGACCAGCTTACAGATGATGGAACTCACGACGCATCTGCAAATCCAATGATGAAGTGGTATCAAGAGAATGTCCTTGACACTATTATTAATGATGGCGGCCACACTTTTGGTGAAGTTTCAATGAACTTCACAGGAGAAGGATTCACGCCTCTCCCACCAGCGCTGGGTGAAGCCGAAACTGGATCTGGCGGATGGCCAGCAAGTGCTTGGGTACCAAACCCCGTATCTCCAGGTCCTGGTAGTATTAATCCTTCTGATCAAGGTGATCCACCTGAAAACTTTGGCACCGTGCCAAACGATACTCCTGGCCCCGGCGTAGGATCTCAGCTTGGCGTTGTCGATTCTTCGGCCCAGCAGTCCTCAGCAACTCTTGGTTCATATGGACTTGGTTCTTCTCCATACGGAACCTAATATCGAGCGTTTTTTATCATGCCCATACCAAAGCATCCATCTGGAATAACTGGTTATCCTTATGATGCTAGGAATGATTTGGGGTATGGAAAATTAAAACCACAGTTTAATGAACCCATCAGTTTTGATCAATATCCTTCGCCTCCCGTCGATGACGAGGAGGCGGAAGACTATATAGGGCAAGAAACCTTGACTTCAGTTTTGTCTAAATTATTGAATTATCACGCCGTCGATTCGATGGCTTGGAAAAAAACTGATCCTTTTTATTATGTGGGCGCAGCCACGAAACTTTCTGAGCTTTCAACTGCAAAGGGAATGGTTCCATTCCCCAAAATGTATTCAAGCAGAACCGGAAGCGGTTTTGGCGGCTCAGGTGAAGCACTCCCGCATCCTGGGCCAACAAATACCTTTCGAAGCGTTTCGCGTCCCACCGGTACTAAGAGAGGATTTTCTAAAAGTCCGTACCCTGAATATATAATAGATGAACCGAATTATGAAATCGAAGATATTTTAGCTTCTGATGAAGATGAAGAAAAGGTTACTGATTTAAAAAAGTTAGTATATTTGATTCACAAAGAGCAAGAAGAGAAAATTTAGAAATGGAATTAGCATTTTGAGAGATATATTTAATTCAAAATGCCATCAATGGTGGGAAGTATGAGTTTAAGTCTTTATCAAGAAGCAATTATAGAAGCTAAGCAGCTGAAAGATGTTGCTGAGCAAAATGCTAAAAATAAGATTATTGAGGCGCTTACTCCGCAGATTCAACTTATGATTGAACAGCAATTAACCGATGAATTTGAAGAAGAAATTGTCGACGATGGATTCGAGGAAGAAGAGGAAGTTGAGCAATCGCCAGCTTTATCAGCTCCAGAAGCCCCAGTGCCTCCAACCGCCACTTTAGATTTAGGTGATACTATAGCTGTTGCAAATGCAATTGAAGTTGAAGAAGAACCAGAACCAGATATTACTCTCGATATTGATGGTGAATTAAATCTGGATCTAGAAGGTGAAGATGAAGATGAAGAGGAAGATGACCTGCTTTTAAGTACAGCAGGAGTTGAAATGTTAGAGTCTTATATTAATCGTTCAAGAAATAGAAAAATTTCTAATAGAGTTATTGCTCTTAATAAAAGAATAAAGACTTTAAAAGAGGCAGTTGATAAAGTTGATTTCAGGAAGCTTAGCCTTTCTGAGAAGAAAATAGCGTTAACTTACTATGGCAAATTATTGAATGAAGTGTTCAGTTTGTCACAGAGCGTAATAATTATGAGCGAGTCTGTTGACGAAAGACTCGAATACCGAATTCTAGGAATGCTTAAGGAGATAAAAGATATGTCTAGGAGAAAAGATAGGTCAGCGTTCCGCAGACTCTTTGAGGAGTTAGCTCAAGATGAGGGTCTTCGTGAACAGGACGATGAAGTTGCAGTTGAAGAAGAAGAAGTCGAGCTCGAGGAAGAAGTTCCTGGAGCCGAAGAAGTCGATGTCGATGCTGCTACCGGCGCTTTAGAAGATTTAGGTGCCGCGCTTGGATTAGACGTTGCAGTCGAACCCGAGGGAGAAGGAGAAGAAGTCGAAGGTGAAGAGGAGGGCATCGAGCTTGAGCTCGAAGAAGGTGACATGGAAGAGATGTATGAAATCTCTGAAGCTGCCATCCGTCGCGAACTCCGACGCATGAGACGACTTAGAGAACAGGAAGAGGGACGTGCTGCTGAAGCCGACCCTGCTCTGGCCCATGGTGGTGAGGATGAAGGAGATGCATTTATCGATGTCGATGAAGATACTCTTCTTAATGCTCTTGCCGATGAGCTTGGTGATCCAGGAGTTCCAACGCCCACGGTAGAATCACGCCGTCGCAGAGCCCGAAGAGCTCGCCGATCTGCTCGCAGAATCAGCGAATCTCGAGTATCTCGCCCAGTTCGTAGATCTAAAAGATCTGCCTCTCGCCCCGTGGCAAGAGAAAATGTTCGTTTAAAGAAACAGTTACAAGAAATGAATCTGTTTAATGCAAAACTGCTTTTTGCCAATAAGCTCATGCAAAATCGTGGACTTTCTACTAAGCAGCAGCGCGCAATCGTTGAAGCCCTTGATAAGGCTTCTACAATCAAAGAAGCTAAGTTGTTATATCAGACGCTTAGCAATTCACTACAGCGCAGATCCGGAAGAACCCTTTCCGAGGGATCTTCTCGATTGCTTTCATCCTCATCCAGATCAACCCGGTCGGCAGCTCCGGCACAAAGTGGTGTTGAGGTCGATAGATGGGCAGTCCTTGCTGGACTTAACAAATAAAACCCTTTAAGGAGAAAACTAAAATGAGTAAGAAATTTACACTCAATCAGTTGACAGAGGGCATTCGGCAACGACACGTCGGAACCCAGAACCGTCGACTCATTGAAAAGTGGGCCCGAACAGGACTCTTAAGAGGCCTCGAGGGAACAAACCGCGAAAACATGGCCACGCTGCTTGAAAATCAGGCTGCACAGGTTCTTAGAGAGGCTAACAGCCTTTCAACTGGAGGTGGTAATATGACCTCCAGTGGCGATATTCGTGGATTCACGAACATTGCCTTCCCAATCGTACGTAGAGTATTTGGTGGACTGATTGCCAATGAGCTGGTTTCTATCCAGCCCATGAGCCTTCCTTCCGGCCTCTTGTTCTACCTTGACTACACCTATGGAACATCCGTTGGTGCTAATAACAGACAGGCGGCTATATATACAACTGGTTCTTCTATCTACAATCAACCTCCAGGAAAGGGCGTACGCTCTGGTTCTCTTGGTGTTGGTGGACAGTATAACCTTGCAGGTTCTGGATATTCCAGAGTATATAGCAACGTAGCTCTTGTGGCTACAGATACAGGTCAGCTCCTTGCTTCTGGCGCTTTTGGGTCGAATTCGTCCCTTACCGCTGGAACATCTGCATGGGCTACAGGATCTGATGGTAAGCTCCTTCAGTACGATCCGCAGATTATTACTGCAATCGAGAACAACCAGAATGGCGCATTCCCTGGCGGTAACGTCGGTGGAGGCGATTATAGTTTCGTCATCGTAAAGACTTCGGTCTTGAGTGGTGCGGATTACACTATGGTGAAGGACTTCGGGCTGGCCTCAGTCGCTCTTGGAACACCTCCGGGCGGACTCTCGGTCATTGGCAATGATATTGCTGGCGCACGGATACAGGGAAGTACAAACCTTCTCAATGTTCGTAGGCTTAACCAGATCGGAACTTATACGGCAGCTGCCGGGTTCGTTTCAGATCCTCTTGCAAGTCCTACTGCGGCAACCACAGGTATTCTGATGGTGGTCTCTGGGGCGATGGCTGGTCTGGCCTCGGCAACGCATGCTCGTTGCAATGTTGCTTTCCCGCTGTCTCCAACTCTCAGTACTGGAACTGGTGATACTCTCGTTATTCCGACTTTCGAGTCGAACTTCGCGACGACACCTTCCCCTGAGATTCCCGAGATCGATATCAAGATCGAATCAATTGCAGTTACTGCGGTAACCCGTAAGCTCCGTGCTCGCTGGTCCCCAGAGCTCGCTCAGGACTTGAATGCCTACCACAGCTTAGACGCTGAGGTGGAGCTCACTCAGATCCTTTCCGAGCAGGTTGCACTCGAACTTGATAGAGAAATTCTCAACGACCTCCTTACCCAGGCCAAGACCAATTACTATTGGTCGCGCGCACCAGGTAAGTTCGTGAACAAGACCACTGGTGGTCTAGTTTCCCGCGGTACCAACCTCGAACCAGGACCCGCATTTACCGGAACTGTTCGCGAATGGTATGAGACTCTCGTCGAGACCGTTATTGATGTTGCTAACGAGATTCATCGTCTCACCCTTCGTGGATCGGCAAACTTTATCGTGGTTAGCCCCGATATCGCTACCATCCTCGAGGCATCTGTTCTCTATCGTCCCAAGTACTCCTTGGACGGTGATGGACAGGTTAGTGCTCCGATGAGTCTGGGAGCCGAGCAGGTCGGTACATTAAGTAACCGCTTCACGGTCTATAAGGATCCTTACTTCCCACGAAATAAGATTCTTGTCGGCTATAAGGGCGGAAGCTACTTGGAGACTGGATATGTCTATGCTCCATACGTACCTCTGATCGTCACACCTACTATCTTCGCTCCAGAGGACTTCACACCCCGTAAGGGCGTGATGACTCGCTATGGTAAGAAGATGGTTCGTTCCGACTTCTACGGTACAGTTACGGTGCAGGATCTTAACATTATCTAATCTCTGATTGGATAAGCATCCATATTAAGGGCAGTCCTTCGGGGCTGCCCTTTTTATTTTTGAATTTCATAGTTAATGTAAGATCAGTGTTATATTTAGTGATAGGCCCGGTTCATTATAATCACCTGACACCCGCAGGGAATCGGAATCATCGGGAGCAAGGAGAAGATTATGCCAACATTCAAATATGTACCTTCTAAAGGTATCGTGTCTGGTACTGGTGGCGGCTTTGAAGTCAATGAAGTTCCTATTAAAAGGAGCACCGAAGCCCTCACGGTAGCAGCATCTGGAACGGCCACGCTTAAAGCCCATGGCGTTTCAGTACTTACAACCGGTGGTGCAACAGGCACCATTACTCTTCCCAATGGAGTAAATATTGGTGATCAGAAATTAATTGTTCTTTCTGTCGATAACGGCAACGCTACGTTGTCCGTTACTACTCACGAAACTTCTAGTCCTGAAGTATTTACTGGTGGAGATGCTGGTGATTCACTTCTTTTGGTCTGGGGTGGAGCACAATGGTATACCGTCGCTAATAGCGGCTGGGCAACATAGGAGGAATGAATAATGCCAAGATTTAAATACGAACTAGGCTCCGGAATAGTCCTGAAGCCCGGCAAGGGATTCGAAGTTAGCGGATGCCCAATTAAAGAAAGCTTAGAAACCATTAGCCTTGCAGGTACAGAGACAGCAACTGCAAAAAATTACGGCTGGACATCGATAGTTACAACTGGCGGTGGAACTGCAGCTGGAGCTATTACGCTTGGAAGTGGAGACTACGCCGGTCAAGAGAAAGGCTTCGTTTTTACTACAGACGATGGAGACGCAGTAGTCGAAGTCACGACACTTGTTGAAGCGAACAATACATTCACTGCTGCAGACGCGATGGACCTTTTACTTTTTGTTTGGACTGGAACTGCATGGTCTACTGTAAAGAATACGGGATGGACTGCGTCATGATGTACACATTAAATTTTAAGGGAGGTTACGATGCCTAAGGTAGTATATAGCCCAAATAAGGGTATTGTAGAAAAGCCGGGAACTGGCTTTGAGATAGAGGGTGTTGCGCTAAAAGAACCACAGCATACAGTTACCACGTTTAAAGGCGCCCAGTATAGTTTTACTGCCGTCGCTGAATCGGGCGATAATTACGACGGTAAATATTTTACCATGTATGGCCAAGATGGTACCAAATATGGTGTATGGACCAGCGCTGATGGTGGCTCAGAGCCGACAGACACTACTGTGGACACGTGGATCGCAGTGAGTTTTGCCGCTTCCGCTAATGCTGCCACGGCTGCCGCTGCATTTGTTACAGCTCTTGATGGCCATTCCAGCGGTACGGTATTTGAATCAGTCGCTAGCACCGCAGATGTTGTTGTGTATGTTCTTCAAACTGGAGAGTTAACAACAACTGGCGGAGAGAATGTGGATTCTCCAGTCACTGGTTTTACTGAAACTAATGGGGCTGGATCTCTTAACGCTGTAGGAAATTCCCAGATCGCTCTTGCGACCGCTGGGGACGTTTCTACTGTTGTGGCTCAGATTCCGTTGGCCGATGGCACAGTCGTTGGACAGAGGGTGCTGGTGCACGTCAACGCAGCCGCTTCAAACGGCGCGATATCCCTGACTGGAAACTTTAGTGGAACAGGAACTCATACTAACACTACTCTTACTTTTGGTGGAGGAGATAACGAAGAGTATTTCAAAGGAGTATGGACTGGAGTGGATTGGGCTGTTGTCGCGCAAGACGGAACAACCCAGAGCTAATAAGCCATAAAGCTTATCTGATATTAAAAGGCGGTGCTTAGGCGCCGCCTTTTTTATTTTAACGTAATAATTAATAGTATACTATTTAGGCCACGAGGTAACTTTATCAAGTAAGCATGATGATGCATATTTATAACGAGGAAAAGGGATGGCAAGTAGCGTTAAATCCGCACATTTACCAACTGTATACCCTCCCGATGATTTTCTTAGGAAGAATAAAAAAGAGGAAAAAACTATAATGAGCGGAAAAGAAAAAGAAAACCAGTACGACGATGACTTCGATTTTGTCGAAGCTTACGACGAGGATCCAGCTGACGCTGATGAAAGAATGCTTCCTGAGAATGAAGCCGTATCTGCAATTTCTTGCGCTTTTCTAGGTATCGGCGGTGGCGGCGGTAAACTGGCCAAGGCTTTTATGGATTTAGGCTTTAATAAGGTCTTATTAATTAACACCACAGAAAAAGACCAGCCGGCCGGAGTTCCTGAAGACCATTTTTTATTGATACCCGGTGCCGATGGCGTGGGGAAGGACGTGGCCTTGGGGAAGGACGTCCTTAGTGATAATGGTGCCCTGGTCGAAGATTCACTCAGAACCCGGATTGGGAAAGTAGATTGGCTGTTTGTATTGGCTGGTGGAGGCGGCGGAACTGGAAGCGCATGCCACAGCCTGCATGGATCTCTTGAGAGATATTTAAGCTCTGTAGGATCCCAAGGCAACGTGGTCTATGTAGTAACCCAGCCGTCTGCCCAAGAATTGCTCAATCCAACAATTGCCAGCAACAGCAAGCTTCTCTTGGACGATGTCGCTGCATTTCCTCATATTATTTTAGATAATGAAAGACAGCTGCAGCTTCTCCGAGGCAAGGTGGGGCTGCTAGGGATGTTCCCCGCAGCAAATAAGAATTTTGCCAAATTAATAGCCCAAGTTCTGAAATTAGCCGAAGAAACTTCTCCTATTCAGACATTTGATTCTAAAGATTTAGAAAAGTGCTTAGCCACTTCCGGCAGGATGATGGTGGGCAGCACTGTAGTTAGAGATGTTTCTGCAAGAGATTTGGGGTCTACATTATATCAAGGCTGTATCAAGTCATCCCCGTGTCCTGCTCCAGCAAAGAGGTCTAAAACAGGCGTTATGCTGTTAGTTGTGACATCAGAGATGGCTGGTGATCCAGAAGTAAGCAATAAAATAGAGGCGGCTTTCTCTTATGTTGGTGGACGCACTGATACTCTATTTTCAGGAGTATACCTCAAAGATCGACTCCCAGGGTTAATTGCGATTTCTATCCTTGGTGGAATGTAAATAATTTTGAGAAATAATTTTCAAATTCTAGTGTAAAACTCACACGCCAAAACCAACTAGGGCAATATTGCCTTTTAGTGCTTTAAGAATCTAGCCCATTATCTTTTATATTTAGATATGAGATTTCTTGGAGCACCTGAATGGCCACCGCTTTTTATAAAACCTTAAACCCAACGCCCTTTGGTATTTTTGATGATGAGGTTGACTTTCAGCAAGACGCTGATTCCGTTGTAACGTTTGTTAAGCGAAAGCTTGGCGACGATATATTATCAGTGGAATTGACGAAGAAGCAGATATGGGCTTGTTTTGAAGAGTCAGCAATGGAGTATGGTACTTTAATTAACGAGTATCAAACTAAATCGCAGCTTTCTAATTTGATGGGAATTTCTACCGGCTCTGATGTTCAGGGAAAATATGCCCACCAAACCTTAGATTTCATGCTGAGGCTTGCAGAGCCGTATGCCCAAGAGAGCGGAATTGGTGGATCTTATAATACAGTCTCGGGATCCATCGAACTCGTAAAAAATCAGCAAGACTATGACATTTATAAAGAATTGAAAGACGGTTCTGGCAACCTTATATTTTCTTCTAGTTTAAATAACGACGGCTCAGGCCGTATGAAAATCATGGAAGTATACCACTTCAGTCCCCAAGCAGCTTATAGATTTTTTGATACTACATCTGCTATAAATTATCTTAATAATGAATTTGCCTTTGAGTCATTTACTCCCGAAACAGTGTTTTATGTGCTGCCTGTTTTTGAAGATGTACTTCGAGGCGGTCAAATGGATTTATCTAACAGGGTAAGAAGGTCGAACTATTCTTATAGGACTCAGGGCACGCACATAAGAATATTTCCCACACCCACCGGCGACAATCTACAGTCGCTGTGGTTTAGAGTTGGGTTTGGAAACGATCCGTTTGATCCAGCATATAATGACGGAACTATAAACGGAGTAGCTGGCCCTTCCAATGTTCCGTTTAGCTGGATCGCGTATACGAGTATCAATAGTATGGGGCGCCAGTGGATCTATGATTATGCGCTGGCCACTAGTAAAGAATTGCTTGGATTAGTAAGATCGAAATTTAGCACCGTCCCTATCCCAGGAGCTGATTTGCAATTAGACGGATCTACTTTGGTGACGCAAGGAAGAGAAGACAAAGAGAAATTAAAGACTGGCATGAAAGAATGGCTAGAAAGTTTAACGTACGAGAAAATGGTTGAAGGAGAAGCGACAAAAGCTGAAAATCTCCAGAGAGTTTTAAAAACAATTCCCATTCCCATGGGCAAATGCATAGTGATAGGATAATTCATGGCTAGACTTTTTGTAACTCCCCGAGAACTTGATCTCATTTCTGATATCTCACAAGAGGTAATCAAAGATGTGGTGGGTCAAAAGGTGTATTACTATAAAGTTCGTCGAGATCTTTCAAACGTTCACGATGTTTATGAGGAAGCAGAACAAAAAGTGTTTAATCCACCAGTAGAAATCTGCGCAAGGGTAGAATGGCAGCAAGCTAATTTTACCACCACAAAATTTGGAATAGACCAAAACTCAACGCTTACCGTCTGGCTACAGTATCGAGATGTGATGCATAAGCAGCTTGATGTTGAAGCTGGCGATTTTGTTTCTTACGGCGACACTTTCTTCGAAATTCTTTCTGCAAAACTTGACGCAACCATTTACGGACAGATAGAATATAGCACCGGCTACATCCTGGCATGTAAGCAGGCTAGAAAGGGTCTCATCGATAAAATACCCCATGGTCCCACTGATGAATCTTATTCAGATGAAGATGCAACGCAAAAAACGTTTGTTCAGCAGAGGGGATTTAAAGAAAATAGGCTTGGACCCACGGGCGATAACAGAACGCTTATTGAACAAGGGAAGTTAGACCTTCCAATATCGAATGAACCAGCAGAAGTTTCTCCCCGTGGCAATCCAGGCCCAGGCGTTGGTTCTTCTTTTTATGCTGATGAAGGTATCACGGAGGGCTAATGTCAACTTATTTTCAAACTAGCCCCAACGCTCGACCCGATGGATCATCAGGTGGGACAGATATTACTGTTCCATCCTGTACTATCGAAGATGTCGATCGTGCCCTTTTTAAACTGTTCAACGAAGATTTGCCGCTATATTATAAAGAGAGTAATAAGAACTCTAAGAGGATTCCAATAATTTTTGCTACTGGAGAGAGATTTGCGGTGCTGAGGAGGAAGAAACCACTGCGAGATAAAGCAGGCGCTTTAATTCTTCCGCTAGTTTCTATTATGCGCAGTGGAGTGACTCAAACTGCCACCCGCGGCGCCGGTACTAACCAAGCCGCAGATATTGTAATTAAGAAAAAACTTTCTCCCGAAGATCCTTCTTATCAGCGGCTTATTAACAAAGAAGGGCTAAAAAATCAGGACGACCGCGCCTATTCTGGACATTATTTGCCCAATCTCAATTCCGATTATTCTCAAGGCGCAGGAACCTTGCCGGGAGAAGTTGCAAAAAGAGATCCTTCGACAGAAATTTCGACCACCTTCCAGTCTGGAAAATTAATATCTAATAAGCTGGGCAATAACATCTACGAAATTTATACGATTAGGGCTCCAAAATATTTTACTGCTACTTATGATATTACCCTGTGGGCACAATATATGCAGCAGATGAACAATGTTCTTAACGCTATCATGTCTTCTTATCATAGCCAGGGCGGCCGCACATTTAGGATCGAAACGGACAAAGGTTATTACTTTACAGCATTTTTTGGTGATTCTTTGGGGTCTGAATTAAATTTTGATGAATTCTCAGATGATGAAAGAATAATTAAGTACACAATGACCGTAGAAGTGACTGGATACATTGTTAATCCAACGTTTCCCGGTGGAGAATCATCAATAAGAAAATATATTTCTGCACCACAAATTTCTTTTGACATGACACAAGTATCAGCAATGCCACAGTCAATCAACGTGGAAGGAATAGCAAGCGGAAAGCCGAAAGATTACATATTGCAAGATTTAAACACAATGGATGACCCAAGAAAAGCAGGAGTTATTGGCGGCAACGCCGTAACTGCAGATCCAGCACACTATAAGACCACCAACGTGGGTGGGACGGAAGCTGGACGAGAACCGTTAACAGTTGAGAGAGTTTACCGAGATGAAGTTACTGGGAAGATGGTAAAACAGAAGCTGAATATTAAATCCCGGATCCAAAGAAAGGGTGAAACTGTGTACAGGGAGCAAATAACCTTTGATTTGGGTGAAATAGTACTCACACCAAAATAATTTTTTGAGTTTAACATTAATACTTACTATAGACAGCATAAGAGCTTGAGGAGATAAACACATGGCAGAACAAACATTCCGATCTCCAGGATTTTTCGAACAGGAAATTGACCTTTCGCAGAGACAAAAGGCCCCTCTCGGAACTCCTGCAGGAGTTATTGGTACTGCAGAAAAAGGGCCTGCATTTGTTCCGGTATCAGTGGGATCTTTTGCAGATTTTGAAACTCGATTCGGAACACTAGATCCAGATCGTTTCGGACCCTACGCAGTTAGAGAATATTTAAAGCATAAAGATGCAGTAACTTATACTAGAGTTCTTGGCGCGGGCGCAAACGCAACTTCGACCAACATGAGTAATACTGTCACATACGGGGTTGTTAACAACGCTGGATTTAAGGTCCTAAGCTCTAGCATCGATGCTGGCGTTTATGCAGCTGGAGACTCAGCAAAGGGGTGCGTACAGTTTTTGGTAGCACGCCACTATGTGTCTGCCTCTGAAGAGGGTGTGGGTTTCCCGGTTTTTACAGACAATAAGAGTTTCCCAGATCTTTCAACTAGAGGGAGTGTATATGAGCCGGCCACTTCCGGTGGAGACAACAACGTCTTTATATTGCGCGGAGTACTTTTTAATTCTACGGGTTCTAGATCTTTTGTTGCAAGCTTTGATCAGCACATTAATGCGACGTGGTTAGCGGGAGTTGAAAACGGCAAATTTCTTGCCCAGCAAATGACAGCAGATAACACTGCAAATGCTAGCGTCAACGCCCAATATCAAACTTTCAAGTATATTGTTTCTTCTTCTTCCGGAGAACGCTGGGGTAATAGTGATAAGATGCCAGGGCTGAGGGTATACACAGCTTCTCTCAATCCCGCTAGCTCTCACTATATTGCAAAAGCATTAAACGTCGAGCCGGATCTATTCGAGCAAGAACAACACATACTTTATCTGGATTATGCAGTTGAAGATGAACTTGCTCCAGTGAGCTTCCTTGATAATGCAATTGGTATTTTCTCAGGTTCTGGTGAAACCAACAATGTTGGTTTGGGTGATTCGTGGATGGATTCTTTTGGTAGATTCGATACTCGATATACGACGCCCAGGACTACAAATTTTATATCGCAGCCATTCGGTACTCAAGAGCACGATCTATTTTACTTCGAGTCTTTGAGCGACGGATCATATTCGAACGAAAAGCTTAAGCTTTCTATTAGTAATATTGTGGCTTCCACTGATGAAAATGATCTCTATGGGACGTTTAACGTTGAATTAAGAAAACTTCATGATTTAGATACGGCAAAAGAGTTTGTCGAGACATTTCCAAATCTGAGTCTCAATCCTAATAGCGATAGATTTATTGGAAAGCAAATTGGTGACATGAAAGCCAAATATGATTTCGACGCGGAAGATCCGCAAGAAAGAAGGCTCGTTGTCAGTGGAAAGTATCCCAATAAATCTGCTAATATCAGGGTCGTTATTAATGATAACGTATATCGAAAGAACACTCCTGCTACCGCGCTACCATTTGGATTCCGCGGTGTCCCAGTTATGAAACATTCGGATACATTGACTGATGTTAAGACTGGAATTATGTCGACGGGTAAGGTGGTTACTACCGACGAAGCCCACAACCAAAGGTCTAGTGGATTTGCAGCTACAATAGGCGCAGATGATCCTCTAAATCTATTGCTTACTGGCGCCATCGTTCCCCCGCTACCCTTTAGATTCAAAGTAACGCGTGGAAAGACCAAGCAGTCTAGCTTGGGATACAAGGGCGCCGTTGGCGAGAACGAAAGAATTGATCCTCGGCTCTATTGGGGTACGATGACTGCCAGAATTCCGCTCAGCTCTTCTTATAGTACCAGTGGAATAACAACTCCAACGTTAGATCCAAACGCTGGCAGCACGTTCAATCCATTGGTCGCCGCATACACAAGGTTTAATGGAATAGAAAAGCTTGATAACTTGGTTTCTGGAACTGGCGCAGACGTATTCAATAATAATAAATTCACGCTCGCGAGAGTAGCGCTATACAATACTGAAACTAATCTTTCTACTATTACAGGATCTGCAAACGAGCACATGATTCAAGCAGCATATTTCCGAAAGTCCGAACCAGATGGTGGAGACTATACGGTTCTTGATTCCGTTGGCTCTAGGGGAAATCGAGTTACTTTTGCCTCTTTGATTCAATCTAGCTCTATTAAGTTCAACAGATTTACTGATTATGCTAAGTTTACCAACTTGTTCTATGGCGGGTTTGATGGACTTAACGTTCTTGATAAAGATATTAGACTGATGAGAGACCGCGCAGCTTCTACCGACTCAGGTGGAAAGGCCGGTGCGGACTTCACCGGAGGTCTTGGGCTGGCGGGAACTGATGACGGAACAATGTCTGGGGCTGGTTCATTAAACAATATTATCTTCTCTTACCGAAAAGCAGTAGAGTTGATGACCGATCCCATGGTTGTTAATACCAATTTGCTATCAATTCCTGGAATTAGAGATCCATTTGTTACAGATTATGCAGCTAGATTAAACCAGGATTATTCAATGGCGATGTTCGTGATGGACATTCAGCAGTACGACGAAGATGAAAATAGACTATTCGATGATTCGGATGCTTTCAGCAATCCCCGCGAAACTGCAGAACAATTTGAAAGCCGCGGGGTTGATAACAATTATGCGGCCACTTACTATCCAGATGTATTCTTAATGGATCCAGTAAACAACATGAACGTGAGAGTACCCTCTTCAGTGGTCGCCTACGGCGCTCTCGGCTATAATGATGCCGTAGCATATCCGTGGTTTGCTCCCGCAGGGTTTAACCGCGGTTCTCTTGCTGGGGTTGTTAACACCGAGGTGAGACTGACGACTGCAGATAGAGACACACTCTATGATGCAAGGATTAATCCGATTGCAAACTTCCCACAGGGCGGTTTCGTAATCTTTGGACAGAAGACGCTGCAAAAAGCCAAGTCTGCACTTGATAGAGTTAATGTCCGGCGAATGCTCTTAGAAGTGAAGCGATTGGTAGTTCAAATTGCAGATAAACTGCTATTCGAGCCCAACACGCCACAGACTAGACAGCGTTTCGTAGGACAGATTGCTCCTATTTTGGCGCTAGTCCAGTCGCAGCAAGGAATTGAAAAGTTTAGTGTAGTTTGCGATGGTACTAATAACACTACAGAGGACGTCGAGCAAAATAAATTGAACGGCCGAATCGTGGTAGTGCCAACAAGATCGATTGAATTCATTGCGATTGATTTTATTATAACAAATAGCGGCGTATTGTTCGTGTAGTGCATAAGTATCTGATAGATATTAGGAGAAGATAATGGCAGAACTTACATTTAGAAGCCCGGGGGTAGGCACCAGAGAGATTGATCTGTCTGGACCCACAGCGATCAAACCGCAAGGGACTCCCGCCGGCATTATTGGAACTGCTTTGCAAGGTCCAGCGTTTGTACCCCAAACCGTGGCAACCTGGCAAGATTTCGTGGCAATTTTTGGAGCCACGGATGGAGAAAAGCTGGGACCATTAGCGATGTACGAGTGGATGAAGAATTCACGGGCTGGAACATTCCTGAGGGTTCTCGGGGTTGGTACCGGAGTAAAGAGATCGACGGCTGGGACTTCAGACTCAGATGGAAACAGCATTGAAGCCGGTGGCGTAAAAAACGCTGGTTTCACAGTTGGGCAGAGATTGGTAAAAGCTAACGGCTATGTGGGTGATAATCCATATACTGTAGAAAACTGTCAGGTGAAGGGTCGAACCTATATGCTCGGCGCTTTCATGTCAGCCTCTGCAGGTAGTTCCTTATTTACAGATACGGGACTCCAAGAGCTTGAATCGTCAGCAAATGCCACAGCTACAGTCCTGATAGACCTTGCATCCCAAATCCGAACAGGAGTTGGCGCCATCATCTGCGCATCTGCTGCAGACACCAGTGGCGCAGGCATCGTGGTCCAGTCTGCAGTGTCTACGGTCCTTGACACCAAGCAGTTCACTATTGCTTGCACCGACCAGGGATTTCAGACTCGAGCAGGGACTCCGGCGACAATCGAAAATACCCATACGATTATAATGAAAAATGTTGATGCTGGTACCTGGGGTGGAACACCCGGCACTTATGAGGCTTGGGTTAACTGCACTGACGGAACTGCTAGCTCCACCGTGTCAGGCGTGGAGGTAATTGCTGGCAGAATTATAGAAGTGTTTAAAAATGACTCTGCCTATAGCGATGCCGATTTCTCGGGTACTCGCACGCAGCTTATAACTTATGGTTCTGGGTGGCAGCTAGGTTCAGTAAGCGATGCGGGAACCGCTGGTGGTGACCTGGACAGTGTCATCGAAGCCTCAGCAGGCGATGCTGGAGCCGCTTCTGTTAAACTGCAGTTGCGCGGTTATAACGCAGGTTCTCATGCGTGGGGTAATGATGGCCCTTACGGTGGCGCCAGGGTTACGACCGGAGAGTGGGAAGTCAACGTTAATGACCAGCTCGCTGGTGGCACCATCAGCAACACTGCAACCGTGACCCCGGGAACCGCGGTCGGTGCAACCACACTTACTCTGACTCGAGCTGATGGATCAACGACAACAACGGTAACTGCAAATGGTACTGCCATCACAGACTTCCTAGTAGATGCATCAACTACAGCGTCGACGCAAAATGACAACACGGCAACGAATCTTGCAGGTATTACCGTAACAGGGTTTACATTTGCAGCAACCGATGCAACTGTTACGGCTACCGCAGCCACCGATTCCGGTGAACGCGGAAATCAAAGCCAGGTAGCAAATGATGGTGCTGCTGGAACATTTACAGTTCAAGGCGTAGTTGATGGAGCTGATGAATACTTCACCGGAGGCGCTCCTGGATTTATAGACGCTGTTCCAGTCGTACGAGGAGTATTAATGTTCCCATCGGGAGTCATTGGTTCTCTGAGTGGTTCTGGATACACCAACAATGCTCCA